TAGTTTGCACCACCAGTATTTATATCCGTGATTGCAAAAGATTCACCTAAAAACTCTTGATAAAACGTTCCTACAGTCGTTCCCTCTGTAATAGCCATCGACTCTACGATGGTCACAATCAGCACAGCCACCTGTGCTTCTGCTATTGCAATCGACTCCGATATATTACCTAAGAATGTAGCAACTGCCTCTTCTACACTCACAATTCCTAACGAATCCGACACACTTTCCGTATAACTTGTCTGCGCGGCCTCGTCATCCGTAATGGTCTGAGTATCTGCCACACTGACGTTATAACTTGTAATTGCTGCATTATCTTCAGCAATAGCCATTGTCTCAGTGACAGAACCCACAAACCCAGCAACAACAGACTGCGCTTCAGCAATCGCGGCAGATTCACTTACCGCTACATTCATTGTCAAAACTACAGTCTGAATATCCTGAATGCCTGCCGTACCACCCCACGAATCAGAACCCCAAGCGTCTTGACCCCAAGCCGTACCACCGGTCAACGACTCCGTAATGCTTACATCAATCAATAACCCAGCGGCTGGAGAGTCGGCAATAAGGGCGGTTTCCGTAACGCTGAAAGAAAAAGTTTCTCCCCCGCCCCATGCGTTATCACCCCATGCGCCGTCACCCCAAGCTAACGCCATATCAAGTCAATGTTAATGTGTACGTTACCGCAATCGTGTCACCGTTAACAACAGCCTTAGAACTAGAAAAATCACCAGCAGAGAACAATGTGCCAGTGGTTGAATCTTTAGTTGCGCTACCGCCAATGTTGATAAAGCAACCAGCCACAGTACCAGTGCTAGTCATAGCAAATGACACAGCAGAAGACGTAGCTTTACTAGAAGCAGAAGCCGCGCTAAAAGAAGGTGTAGGACGATTACCAGAATATGCAGGGGCGTTAGTGCCACCCACCTCCAACCAACCTGCGTGGGATGCTTGTGTGTCAGCTACGTTAGCTGAACCTACGCCCTTTAGACCCATCACAACTGCGCCAGCGGCTGAGTTGCCAAGGATAGTATCCAAGGTTAAGTTCTTACCAACAGTCGTTACCAAGTTCTGGATGGGTTCGTCCCATTTGACAAAGCCATCAATGCTGTAGCAAATAGCGTGGTATGTACCGTGGATTGCCATCTCATCAGAAGGCATGGTGTTGTATTTTGTGATTGCTGCTACTTGGTCGGTAGCGGTGATTTTGTCCAAGCTCATGTGAGGCTCCTTAATTAGAAGAACGGATCAATGCTGCTGTCGCTGTGTTAGCAGGCATTGTGATGGTGAAATTGGTAGATGTTTTGTCAGACCCAAAGTCCAACACAGCAATAGATGGTTTACCGACAACGGTATCGTTATAAATTAGTGCACAACGAGCCGTAACCGATGCGTTAAACACCACATCAGCAAAGTCTACAAAAGCTGTATATCCAGATGAGCTAATGGTTACGCCAGTCAGCGTTACGCCGCCAAGGGTATAACCACCCCCACTAACTTCATTTACAGAAGAATATGCAGTGGTAGCTTCGTTTAAATTAGCGGCAGCCGTGTACAGGGCGATCTTTAGCGTATTGGTCGCTAAGTTGTGAACGCCTGTATAAAGCTCAGTTTTAAAGCTGGTCGTTTGGGTTTGGACAATACTACTCATGATACTGCCACCCTAACCTGACCATCACGATAAGCATCAGCACGTTGTTTACCATCACCCAAGTTCTTGAGAAGTGCAATAGCTTGAACGTACCGTTCTTGGTACGTCTTGTACATGCCGTCTTCTGGTGCACTCTTCATGTAAACACCTGCCTCGCACAAAGTACCATACAGCAATGCAGAGTCAAAGTTATCACCTAACCACGTAGTCAAAGCAGTAACAATAGATTCTGGATAGTAGTAGTAATGCAGTTCTGCGTAGTAATTTGCATTTGGCGTAGGGCCAAGAATAAACGACAACTCATTGACGTTAGCTGACTGCGGGCCAAAGATGGCGTAGTGCTTAGGCTCAGATGCCACTGCACTCAAAGGATAAGCTTCACGGATAAAGTTTACATCCTTGTTTAGCAAATACAAATAGTCACCTTGGAACACCACTGCACCGTTTACCGTACCGCTATTAGCAACAGTTAAAGTAACTGTCGTTCCGCTAATACTACGGACGATGGCGTTAGTGCCGATATTTGTTCCAGTGACTTGCTGTCCCGCCGCAATACCTGTTGCACTAGCCACAACAATGGTCTTTTGACCAGCAGTTCCGGTGGCCGTAGTAGCGTTATATGGATATATGGCCAGACTGTATGTTGACAAAAAGTCTTCTGGACAAGCCAAGTACTTATTACCAGTTGCCAATACACCCGTCACGTTCTTACGCAAGTTGGCAATCTGCACCGTGTTATAGATGCGCTGCTCCGCCTGCTTAATCATTGTATTGATTGCAGTCGTGTCAAACGTGTTCTGCGTGTAGTCAACTACAGCAGCAACAAGTTGAGCGTAAGTCATTGGCATAAGTAACCTTTAGGCCATTGGGCCTCGTGACATAACACCTTTAGTCGCCGCGCCTGCACCACGCATCTTGATACCAGATGTCTTGGTGGCCGGCTGAGGACGACGATTAATGTTACCTACAGACATATTGACTGTATTGGCATCACTGTGGTCAGGGCCAGAACCGGGGTTGTCAGTAGCTTTAACAACTTTGCCAGTCATTGTGTGTGGCGTGGCATAGACCTTGGCATCGCCAACTTCTTTACCCATCATCTTTTTGCTAAATGTAGCCATGATTAACCTCGTTTCTGTGCGGCAATCTTTGCCAAGTTACGACCCATAGTCTTCATATTGGCATTGGTTTTACCCTTACCTTTGCCTTTTCCGCCGTGCATCATGGCGGTAACAGGGCCACTATCACCAAGGTTTTTACCCTCAGTCTTACCTTTTTTAGCAATGCCGTCGGCTGATTTTGTATATGCCATTTTAATCTCCTTAAGATACTGTAACTGTACCAACAAATGTCGTTGCCACCAAGTAGTTTGGTGTCAATCCTGCATCATTTAAACTGGCTCCACCTACTGGATTCCAGCCCCATTGAATGTTCCGAGAACCACCTGATAAATTACCAGCAGCATTAACGCCTGAAGTAACATACGTTGTGTCTTTACGTGGATTACGCAAAGCTTGTGGATCGTCTACAGGAAACGTTCCAAGCATCAACTGTGGCTGATCTGGATCCCAGCATTCTGGACATACCAACAACTGATATTTACGCTGTTTGATGATCTCAGTCTTAAGCGCCTTCAATTGATACTGTTGCCCACAGCGATCACATTCAGCAATCGCTATCTTGCCGGATGCAAACCTATTTCCCATTACGTGCTACCAATAAACATCTGACGAGGAACAAACCTAATCGCTGCTTTCTCGCGGTCTTCACCTGCGGCAATCTCAAAGGTTTCATCGTAAATTTGTTTGAGCATCTGAATGCGAGGCATCAATTCAGGCACTTTAATAGCAATGTGGTACGCCAAACCAGCTACCAAACAAGGCAGAAAGCGAAAGTTCATGTCAGCAGTTTCTACACCAGCGCCAGCATCTTGCACTCTACGCAGTCGATAGTAAACAAATTGGTAAGGTGTGCTGTTATCTGGCGTAGGCCACACAGTTACCGAAGGAAGTTGTGGCACAAACACCGCAGTACCATCTGCTTGAGCAGCGGCTGTCGTGTTATTCTGTCCACGGAATACACCACCAAGGGTATTCCCTGATACATAAGTGTAGTAAATATCTTCAGTACCTAACCGGATAAACCCAGATCCAGCTAGTCCAACCACCGTGCTAAGCGTGATCGTAGTATCTGTAGAGGTAAGAGCACCATCAAGTACAGCATTTGTAGGATTTGTCTCACCAGATAACCGCTGGATCCATACTTGAATCGGTCGCGCCTGTTGTAACTTGTTTGGTATGGTTGCATAGGTAGAAACGCTAATGCGTGTAATAGTCAAATCAGCTTGGGTAGAAGCTGTATTAGATCCAGTACGAATAACATGTTCTAACAAATCAATAGTATCTGTAGGTAGTGCATACGTAGATAAACCCGGAGTCAGGTTAATGATCCCCTGCTCCATCGTCCACATGTTGATACCCTTGGATTGCCATTCAATGGTCATCAGATTCATTGAACGGCGGGCAGTTCTTAGATCATAACCAGAACGCATTTCACGACCAGCCCGCTCCCACGCCTCTTCAGCGATCTCCGTGAAATCCATATTGAATAGGGTTGAGCCGGTAGTGGTCATCTAAATCCTGCCGTTTTCTTTGCTATTGCTTTAGGTTGAGCTACAAACTGTTTACCAGATGCTTTGCCAGCACGTTTGGCTTTGGTTGTAGCCGCATATTCTTGCGGAGACAAAGACTTAATAGCCGCTTCGGGCAAATATCGCTCCCCCGTCTTACTTGACGGTTTACCAGACTTAGTGCGCCATTTCTGGTCGCCCCAATCCTTAAGCGATTTTTGGGGGGCTTTCAATCTCTATATCCTCCACCAGCGTCCTTGTATTTTTTAGCTACAAGTTGAGCTTTACGAGCAGACCATTGACCAGCGCCAGTACCATGCGTTGCTGCGGCTTTTACTTGAGACACAATTCGCTTACGCAAATCTGGCTTTGTATAGTTACCAGCAGCATTGACTTTACCGCCTTCAGCATATTGCGTAAAGTCAGTATTATCGCGGCGAGCTTTACGCTTTCCTTTTGGCATTTTACTGGGAGATATTGCTCCCATTCCACGGCTGGCCATCATTTTGCGTTACCCTTACTTTTCTTCTTAGCTAAAAATAATTTATCAACTATCTCTATCCGTTGAGGTTTGGTTGTAACTTTATTAATAATGCTAAGACGTTTAGGTTTTGGAGCCTCATAGAATCCAGCTTTTTTTAAAGATTTAACTACTGAAGTTTTTGAGGCTGCCATATCAGCACATCCCGCCATTTTTCATGGTAATCATTGTGCCTTTGGTCTTACCCTTAGTAGCACAACCATCAGCACGACTAGAAGCTGATCCGCCTTTGGCCATTTTTTTGACAGATCTACCGTCAATGTCTTGGGGCACAGGCATACCTTCACGGAACACTGTATCTTTAGGTACAGGTTTCTTAGGTACTGGTGCTTTAGGCATAGGCTTTTTAGTAGCCGGTGCACTTTCAGGATTCATTGGAGGCTTACCCATCTCAGCAGTATAGATACCGCCATCAGCGTATTTTTTCATGGCTTAGCACTTTCCGCCACGCTTCATAGCAATCATTGTTCCTTTAGTTTTACCTTTAGTAGCAATGCCATCTGGTGTTTTACCAGTTTTAACAGCGCCCATCTTAGATGGAGCCATACCACCAGAAGCCAACTTAGTCATAGCTGAACCTTTGTGCAAACGGCCTTCGTGTTTGTTCACGGCTTTTTGCATCATCTTCTTGTCCATCTTGACATCTTTATGAGCCATGCCGCCTTTAGCCATTTTAGTCATGCCGCCATGCTTCATTTTGCCAACACCGTCAGCAGCAAAAGTTGGAACTTTTTTTCCATCTTTCATAACCATTGGCATACCACCGTCTGCATATCCACCCATATTCATCTTTTTCATATCGCCACCTTTAGAAAATTTCTTGCCTTTATCGGCAGTTACAAAGTCTTTACCCACTGACATGGGCACTCCTGCTTTCTTAGCAAACGATGGCGAATTAGCTATCGCGGCCATGAAATTGTGTTGCGCTTTACTTTTGCTCGGCATCATTTCCCCGCTTGAATAAGCTGGTCAATTTTTGCTTCAAGCTTGTTAAAGCGTTGGTCAATGTGGTTCGTAATGCGATCCACTTCTGCTTGAGTAACGTTATCACGGGCAACCTCCTCGCGTGTTTTGTTCAACAGAATACTGATACGAGCCAGTTCCCTGAACTTTTCATTCATCATATAACCTAACAATCCAATCACTAAGGACAGGACGGCAGACCAAGCGGTGTTTAGATCTAGCACATCCGGCCTTTAGTTTTACCACGCTGGGCAATACCGTCTGCACGACTGGATGCAGAAACTTTACCACCTTTTTTCATTGCCTTGGGCATCTTCCATTCACCAGTCGATGAATCCCAAGAAGCCGATCTAGGTTTAATTACGTTGTAGCCGGGTGTGTCCATCTCAGCAGGAAAAGCGCCGGTCTTGCCTTGTGGACGATTAGCATCTTCAAGTCTTTCTTGATCGCCCATGTTCTTATCACGCTGGCCTATAGAAGAACCACGAGCATCATTAGCTTCTTTTGCATCTTCCGGTCTTGGCTTAAACATAAATGGTCTGTTGCTACCACGCATATATAAGTTAAGTCCAGATCTGTATGATTTTTCAGCCTCTTGTCTTTTCCCAGCCTCATACTCTGCACGAAGTTCAGCTTCAGTAATAAGTTCCTCTGTAGTTTTAGCGCGGCGTTGACCTTCTGGCATAGGTTTTAAACCGCCAACAAGATTGCCTTGTGCATCTGGTGTAACTCTACGACTATTTTCAGCCATAATATTTCCTAGCAGTTCCAAGCTCTAAGAGCTTTATTGATTCGTGAATCTGGATCGTTGGCTGTCTTGGCAGAGGTTAGCTTCTTCTTCATGCCACTCATCCTTGCACAGAAGGAGTCGCGCCGTGAGCCGCCTTCCGGCTGGGGAGGTTTCAAGTTCATACCTTGCGCTTTCGCGGAGGCCCGACCTTTGGCGTTTAAACCACCCTTCTCGGATTTGCCCTCTTTCCTCTGCCATGCTGGTGACTTAGCCATAGTAAATGTTCGCAGAAAGTAAGTTACTCATGCTCAAATAGATACCATTTCTTGCCAAAATACCCTCTCCGGGAATTAAAGCAAAATTACCAAACAAGTCAGACGCACCAGTGTCGTAACTAGCAAGCCACAAAGATGCGTATGCTGCCGCAGTACCACCAGCTATAGTTCCAGAGTTAATGTCTGTAACTGTAAAAGTGTCTGCGCCTGTGCGTGTAATTGTGTAATTACCGTTTGTGCCAGATGACCCGCTTGCTGTTGCAAAAGTCAATCCAACTACGTTGCCAGTAACCAAACCGTGAGCTACCTTGGTAACGGTAATAACCGCAGCAGTTCTTGAATACGTGGCAGAAACAGGTGCTGTAGTGGTATCAAAGATGTCTAGTGTTCCAGCCGTAGCTGTACCAACCATAGAGACAGCTTTGAGCCTGTTACGCCCCAAAACAACAAAACCTGAATTGTTAAGGTGGCCCGATTTAACGTCTGTTTGCATCATAATCAATCTCCTTTAAAAAAGGGGCCGAAGCCCCTTGGGTTGATTAGGAGTTAGCAAATGGTGTGGCAACAGTACCAGTGCCAAGGACTGTTCCGTTAACCATGTATTTGTTAGCTGCAATTGCAACGATCTGAATCCATGAACCTGCAACACCGCCAGTGGTAGTGCCGTTCAAGTTAATAAAGTCATTAGCAGCGGCGGCAAAGAAACCAACCAATGCTGCGCCGTCTGAGTCAACATCGTTCATGGTAATTGAACCAACATATTTGTCAGTGCCGTTAGTACCAATCTTCAACGAGCTTGTAGAGATGGTAGTAGGAACCCAGATTGTGTAAACAACGCCTTCGTTGTTAGCTGTGCTTGGGTCTTGACCGGGGCCAGATGTAACAGAGTTTGCTGATACGTTAATAGCTGGCAATGTCAATGTCAGTGCAGCAGCCAAAGAACCACCAACAGCGATGATGCGACCACCATGAGCTTCGGGGCTTAGTGTGGTGCTTGTTGTGATGTCCACAACAGTAGCTGGGCCTTGTTGATAAATGCCGCCCAATGAACGAACTGGGC